GGGGTTCACCCCTCTTTTTCTTTTATTATTACGGAGTCCAAATGGAAATTTCAATCAAAAAAGAAGACCTACAGAAGAAAAGCCTATTTGTGGCTACCCCTATGTACGGTGGCATGAACCATGGGCTGTATATGAAAGCATGTCTTGATTTGCAAGGCCTTTGTATGCAATATGGTGTAAGTATCAAGTTTTCTTTCCTATTTAATGAATCCCTAATCACTCGTGCTCGTAACTATTTGGTTGATGAATTTATCCATCGTTCAGATTGTACTCACATGTTGTTCTTAGACTCAGATATTAACTTCCAACCTCAAGATGTTATTGCAATGTTAGCACTTGACAAAGATGTTATTGGTGGTCCATATCCCAAGAAAGCAATTAAGTGGAGATCAATCCAACTTGCAATGAAAAAAAATCCAGATTTGTCGAGTGAACAACTTGCACAATTAACAGGTGACTTTGTATTCGATCCAGTCAAAGGTACTGATAAGTTTTCTGTATCTGAACCTTTAGAAGTTATGGAAATCGGTACAGGTTTTATGATGGTGAAACGTGAAGTGTTTGCTAAAATGGAAGCAGAATACCCAATGATTCGTTATAAACCAGATCACGTTGGCCAAGCCAACTTTGATGGTTCACGTTATATTCATGCTTTCTTCGATACAGTTATTGATACTAAAGATTCTATTACAGGTGGTGGTTCGGACCGTTACTTGTCTGAAGATTATATGTTCTGTCAAATGTACCGTAAGATGGGCGGCCAAATTTGGTTATGTCCATGGATGAGAACAGAGCATCTAGGCACATATCACTTTAAAGGTGATATGCCATCTATTGCAGCTGCTGTTGGAGAAATGTAATGGGATGGTACCCACAATCAGAATATGAAAATAAAATAGGACCTTGTTCTGTTCATGCATATCAACAAGATATGTATGAAGTCAAAGCTTCTCAGACCGCAACTACTGGTGGACGTAAGTTCGATGGCGGTAAACTACAATACGGTTTAATTCCACCAAATGCATTAAAGGCAACAGTAGAGATACTGACCTTTGGTGCAGAGAAGTACGAACCTGATAATTGGAAATGGGTACCTGATTCTAAACGCAGATACTTTGATGCAGCTATGAGGCACTTATGGGCATGGAAATGTGGTGAACAAAATGATCAGGAAACTGGCAAGAACCACCTAGCACATGCCTTATGTTGCTTGATGTTTTTATATGAACATGATATAATTAATTTTGTAAATGATGGGGTGAAAAAATGAAACTATCTAGTGAAACGTTAACAGTATTGCAAAACTTTGCATCTATTAACAGTAATATTGAATTCAAAAAAGGTAAGGTTCTCAAGACTATTTCTCAAGGGAAAGGTGTCTTGGCAACTGCAACTTTGAATGATGAATTCCCGGACAACTTCTGTGTAAATGATTTGAATCAGTTCTTGGTTGTATACAACCTGAATAAAGATACTGAGATCAATTTAACTGAAACAGATATTATCTTCAAGTCTGGTCGTTCTAAGACCAACTACCGTAAGACAGAAAAGAATAATTGTGTTCTACCTCCAGAAAAAGATTTGAGTCTTCCCTCTGTGGATTTGGACATTGTTATTTCTGAATCTGATTTGACAGGTATCCTAAAGTCTGCTGCTGTTTTGAAGTCTTCACATATTGCAATTGAAACTGACAAGTCTAATCAGAAGGTTTCATTGACAGCATGTGATCCATCCGATACTTCTTCTCACATTAATGCAATTGATTTGGGTGAGAATACTACAGGTAAAGAGTTCACTTTTGTTTTTAGTTTGGAAAACCTAAGAATGATTCCAGGTGAATATCGTTTGCAAATATCTTCTAAAGGTATTGCATTATTCAAAAATACTAAAGTTGACATTCAATATTTCATCGCAATGGAAAAGAAATATTCAACTTTCGACAGTAAGAAAGTAGGTTCTTAATGAAATGGTTTACTGATGCCGGTACCGGTAACAAAGTAGCAATCAATCCTGATTACGTGATTGCGGTGTTTATTGCACCAGATGGTCCACAACAAGGCAAGACGGCAATTAATCTAATCAACGGTCAATTGATTGTTGAAGAATCCGATATCGATGTCGTTGGTCTTCTACAAGGAGAATAAATATGACAACGGTAAATACATTGTTTGGAACCTTTGACGAAAAGCAATTGAAAATATTGAAAGGTTATATTGATGAGGTTGTAGTGCATATGGCACGAAATCAAGCCAACAATGATGCAATCAAATCAATTGTGGAAGTTGCCAATGAGGAATTGAAAGTCCCTAAGAAGATTGTCAAGCGTATGGCAAAAACAGCATATAAGCAATCCTTCCAGACTGAGGTTGCTGAGTCAAAAGAGTTTGAGGCGTTATTTGAATCCATTTTGGAAATCAAATAAACCTGGTGGGCTGTGACCAAGCACTAGGGGGGAAACCTCTAGTGCATTTTTATATTATGGAGATACTGAATGAGCGAACATATGCTATGGGTGGAGAAGTATCGTCCACATAAAGTAGAAGACTGTATTCTACCCGAACAAACAAAAAAGACGTTTCAAGAATACGTCAATCAACAACAAATCCCCAATCTATTATTATCCGGCACCGCAGGTGTTGGAAAGACCACAATTGCAAAGGCAATGTGTGATGAAGTAGGTATCGATTACCTAGTCATCAATGGTTCGGATGATCGTGGTATTGCAACCATGCAGAACCAAGTAAAGAATTTTGCAACATCAATGAGTCTTACTGGTGGTCGTAAGGTCGTTATCATAGATGAAGCAGATAATCTAACACCAGATGCACAGAAAGCATTACGTGGTATTATTGAAAATGTGAGTGATAATTGTTCTTTTATTTTCACCTGTAATTTTAAGAATCGTATACTTGATGCATTACATTCTCGTTGTGCAGTTATTGACTTCAAAGCAAACGGTTCAAAGGCCAAGATGGCCATGCAGTTCCTGAAACGTGTGGAACATATTCTTACAGAAGAAGGAGTGACTTACGAAAGAGATGTCGTTGCAGCAGTTATTACGAAATATTTCCCTGATAATCGCCGTATTCTTAATGAGCTTCAGCGCTATAGCATTACTGGCACAATTGACAAAGGTATTCTTGCATCAGTTGCCGATGTGCAGTTAGCAGACCTAACTAAGGCACTTGCAACCAAAGACTTTGCAAGTGCTCGTAAATGGGTTACACAAAACTTAGACAATGATCCATCACGTATTTTCCGCACTTTATATGATGGATTGTATGAGAAGTTGGTACCTAACTCTGTTCCTCAATTAGTTTTAATTCTGGCCAAATATCAATATCAGGCTGCTTTTGTGGCAGACCACGAAATCAACTTGATCGCATGTTTGACCGAAATCATGGTTGAATGTGAGTTCAAAAATGCCTGATTTATTCAAAGAAATTATACCTTCAATACTTGAAAAGGGTAAATCAGTATTACATGATGAAGTAGACTACAAAGACTATAAACCTTTTCTGGTTAACCGTGCCTTGTCCTATCACATAGACTGTGTCCTATATGTGAACGAACTGAATAAGTTGCCTTCCATGGATTCGGACATGCAATACCAGTATCTTCTAAATAGTATTAGACCGATGAAACGGAAATTCCAACCGTGGCAAAAATCATCGACAAGTAAAGATATTGAGAGCGTCAAAGAATATTTTGGTTACAATAACCAGAGAGCTAAGGAAGCCTTGGCCTTGATGACAGATGATCAAATCGCTGAAATAAAAAGAAGAATAGATAAAGGCGGAATGAAATGATAGATATATCAAGTCTAGTTGAAGTTGCATTGAATGAGAAGGACGATTTTCTAAAAGTTCGTGAGACATTAACACGTATTGGTGTTGCATCCAAAAAAGAAAAAATCCTGTATCAATCCTGTCATATCCTGCATAAGCAGGGTAAGTATTACATTGTGCATTTCAAAGAGTTATTTGCATTAGATGGTAAACCTACAGACCTTACCGATAATGACCTATCTCGTAGAAATGCCATTGCAAACCTATTGGAGGACTGGGGCCTGGTTACTTTGGTGAACAAAGATTCGACAACTGTACCAGAACCTATTTTCCTGTCACAAATCAAGATACTGTCTCATAAAGAGAAGGGTGACTGGCAGTTGGTTCCGAAATACAATATCGGAGCTAAGGTTAAGAAGAATTAAGTTTACAATTGTTAAAGTGCCATCTACGCATAATTCCAACATTTGAGGTTTTACCACAAAACCGCTTGACCGGTAGTATAAATACTAATATAATTCCCACTCGGTATGGGAACGTTAAAGGTGGAACCTGGTCCTACCGCAACGTAATATTCCAGGAAAAAGGGGCTCCCCCTACCTTAGGAGCGTAATAAAACGAGTAGACGATACTACTGCTGGAGAACGTAACCAGCAACACCGATACGCCTTCAGGGTATCATATTTCAATCTTGCTTATTTTAAGGAGAAAAACTATGTTCACTACGAACGACCTAAAAGCACTTCAAAAATCATTTGACCCATTTTCTGTGGGTTTCTTCGATGACCTTCAAAGTCTCGGCCAATTAGCGGCAAAGAGTCTTCCAAAATATCCACCATACAATATCAAACAAGTTGACGAAAACAAATTTGTTATTGAACTAGCTGTTGCAGGTTTTGCAAAGTCTGATATTGATTTGACACTCAAAGGTAATTCTTTGGTTGTTTCTGGTAATATTTCAGAAGATAAAGATACGGAAGTGAAAGACCAATATCTTTACAAAGGTATTGCAAACAGAAACTTCACCCACGAGTTCAAGATTGCCGATAAGGTTGAAATCAAGAACGCTGAATTAGTTAATGGCATGTTGAAAATTTGGTTAGAAAATATGGTGAAGGCACAAGATGCTATCAAAAAAATAACCATTTCAGAGAAATAAAATGCTATACTTTATCTATAAAGTTGGTAAATTTATTATGGAC